ATATGGAGACTTAAACGGAAACAACAAATTACAAAATTTTCAAAATCTGTACTAACAAAGAATAAATATAAGGAAAAAACGGCTTAAGAAAATGGAAGCAAACTTATTTAGATTAATGAGAAGTGATCAAGGCACTTTAGGAAAGTTGTTTTGTGAAGGGTTTGTTAGTTATACACTTGAGTTACCTTGGAGAGATAATAAGAAAAGTATATCCTGTATACCGGAAGGATCATATAATGTTAAAATGAGAATATCACCAAAATATGGCAAGGTATATTGGGTATCTGATGTTCCAAATAGATCTTTCATTCTCATCCACTCAGGAAATTTTGCTGGGGATACAAGTAAAAAATTTAAGACTCATGTAAATGGTTGTATTTTATTAGGTAAAAACCGAGGATTGTTAGCTGGGCAACTTGCTGTCCTAAATTCTAGGATTACCGTTAAAAGATTCCAGAACAAATTACAATTACAACCCTTTACATTGAATATACATGAAGAATTTTAAAATGCGCGAAGAATATTATAAACACAATTGCCTTTGTGGTTGTGGAGAAAAAATTAAAGTAAATAGGAGACATGGTAAAGAAAAAGATCATCCTATACCAAAATATACTACCGGCCATCATATGAGAAAAAGGGAATATCAAAGAACATGTTTTAAAGATGGAAATGTTCCTTGGAATGATGGTAAAAAAATGCCAGAGTTGAGTAAAATGAGAATGGGTGAAAATAATCCAATGTTTGGGAAAACACATCCTTCTAAAGGTAAATCAAGATCGTGTATATCAAGAGAAAAACATCCTATGTGGAAAGGTGGTATTTCTCTTGATATATATTGTGAAGTTTGGTCAGATAAAGAATATAAAGATTCAATTAAAAAAAGAGATGGAAATAGATGTTTAAATTCTATGTGTTCAAATGGTAATTTTTTAGGTGTACATCATATCAATTATAACAAAAAGGACTGCCATCCAAAGAATTTAATAAGTTTATGTAGAAGTTGTAATACAAAAGCTAATACGGATAGAGATTGGCATCAATCTTGGTATGAAGCAATAATTTTTAGAAGAAGTTACTAAGGAGATAAGGACATGATTGGTTTAGATATTATACTTGGAGGAGTAACTGGACTCCTTGGAAATGTTATAACAGGAATCATGAGTTACAAAACTCAAAAGTTAAAAAATGAACATGATATAGCTATGATAAGCGCTGAAACAGAGTCAATGAAAATTGAAGCTCAGATGCAGATTCAAGTTACTAAAGCAGAAATTGAAGGCGCAGTTGAATTAGCTGATGCTCAAGCATATATGATGTCTCAGAAAAGTGCTTCGCAACCAATGTTTAGTGAAAAATGGATTGACAAATTATTCAGTGTTCAAGGGAAGTTTGGAAGATTTTTCGCTATTCCAGCTGCTATTTTTATATCAGTGGGGTTTGGATTTGTAGATTGGTTACGAGGATTTATGAGACCAGCACTAACTATATATTTAACAGGCGTAACTACTGTTCTTACTTGGCAAGCTTGGCAAATATTACAACATCATGGTCTCAATACTATGACATCTACACAAGCTGTAACAACATATACTCAAACAACAAGTATGGTTATTTACCTTACAGTTTCATGTATAACCTGGTGGTTTGGTGATAGACGTATGGCAAAATTCTTAACCACATTAAATAAGAAAGGTGATAAAGATAGTTCTGACGTACCAATGTAATTGGAGGGAATAAAGAATGCCTGAACCTGAAAAGAAAAAAGGATTTACACTTACTAAAACTCAAGCTATAGTTACTCTAATCTGTGGATTATTTGTTATTTTTGGAACTATATTTGGCTTGTTTAAGAGTTATGATAATTCATTAGTTCATATGGTAGAGTATATGGCATTTAAACAACAAGTAAATGAACAGACTCTTCAGAATAGAATAGATTTCTATCAAAGAATTGTGTGGGATCTTGAAAAACTGCATGACACAACAAATCCTTTAAAGATGAAGGATGATACTGAAAAATACAGGATTGCTTTTAAAAATTTAGATATTGCGACAAAACAGTTAGCAGTAGCGCAAGGAATAGAAAAAAAGGATAATCCATAATGAAAAATCTACTTAGAATAATTATAATGGGAATTATTATTATATGTAGTCCTTTAGTTATGACAAACAATGTTATGGGTGGTGGGGCGAATTATACTACACCTGAAACACTACAGAGTAGAGTAGACTATAGTCTAAGGATAATTTGGAAATTACAAGCTAAATATAGAACTAGTCAATATAATGAATTAATGGTTAGAATGAACCCAAGAGACAGACAAATATATAAAAGTGTTTTAATAGTCTTTAATAAAGCAAAAATGGACCAAAGTAAACAGACAATTTTGGCATTACAATCTAAATATAGAACTAGAGATCATAATATGTTAATGTATAGAATGAGGTCACTAGACAAACAAATATATATAGATGCTTTACAAGTTTATAATCAAGCAGATGCTGCATATAAATATCTAATTCAAAATAGGTAATATAAACAAAAAGGGTATTATCGAACATACTAATGAAAGGAATTTTCAATGTCTTATAAAGAGAAGGTAATAGAATTGTTAAAAAAGAATTTAACTGAGAAAGCATTTAAACTCTGGAAAGCGATTGATCAGAGACTTCCGGATGTGTGGAATAAACCAACATCATCTACTGGAAAGTATCATAAGAAATTAAATGGCGATGTTCCTAATCAAGCAGAGCACGTCTATCATTTATTATATTCTATATCAAAATTATTAAGGATGTTTAATATTAAAAAGAAAACTCCACAATCAGACAAACTTTTATTAGCTGCTGTTTTACATGATTCTCTCAAGTATGGAACGTTGGGGACTAGAATGCATACTGATTATAGTCACGACAAAAATGCTGCAGATATGATCAGTCAAAATAAAAATACTTTTTTAAAGATCATGGATGAAGAACAATTTTATATTATGGAAGAAGCTGTGCGATTTCATTCTGGACAATGGAGTACCGACGTACCAAAGAATCAGAAATTCTCTTTTAAAGATTATAATCCAGAAACTTTCTTCATCCACATATTAGACATGATGAGCACTGCAGATTTAATTCAAACAGATGTGAGAGATTGATGGGACATACAGAGGAAACAAAGAGAAAAATATCAGAGGCCATTAGTGAAAAATGGCAAGATAAGAATTATCGACAAAAAAATTTAAAATCTATTTTGAAGTCTAATAGAAGTATAGAAAAAAGAAAAAAACTTTCAAAAGCTACAAAGAAAAGTTGGAAAAGAGGGAAATATAACAATAGAAATTGGAATAATTCTTATAGATTATCTTATTTATTATCTATAAAAGAAAAATACCCAACATTCTGTAAAATAGAAGAACCAAAAATAGATCTTAAAAATTTGACGATAAAAGTTAAATGTAAAACATGTAATAAATTATTTAAACCTTCATATACTCAACTATACGAGAGAATAAGAGCAATTGAAAAAGATGTTGGTTTTGCAGAAAATAATTTTTACTGTACCGATAAATGCAAGACCTCTTGTTCAGTTTATAGAAAACGGACCGATGGTATAAATACAAAATCTTATACACAAGAAGAATACGAAATTTTCAGGCAGTTTGTTTTAGAACGGGACAACTATAAGTGTCAGTATTGTGGTGATCTAGCAACTATTGTGCATCATGAAAGACCACAAAAACTAGAACCATTCTTTTCTTTAGATCCAGATTTTGCTTGGAGTTGTTGTGAAAAATGTCACTATGAAAAAGGGCATCCAGTAGGAACAGAATGCTCAACTGGAAATTTATCAAATAGGATATGTAAATAATATGACGACAGTTCTAACTTCATATTCACTTGTGCCGGAACTTCAACATTGGTTTAGTATCTTTGTTATAAACTCGCAAGTGAACAAATATTTAGTACCGCCGCCCGTGAATATTCCGGAATCATACATGCCCACAAATTCCTTCATTGAAATGTTATTTAATAATAACTATTCTAAATCATCATATGAATATAGATATATAGATGAAACAAATTCTTTTTGTATCCCAAGAATTGCATATGATCGTATTAAGATTTATCCTGCTGCATCTAAATATGTAGTAATAGAACCAACGGGCGATAATATTTTTAACTTACAACAAGATGATTTTGATTTACTAGATGCTCTTTTAGCATATCGAAATGGAGCAACAGATGCAACATCACTAATTATAATTGACTCAACTTCAGTAGATTTTATTGCTGATGCAACCGCAGGTATTTATATTTTATACGCTAGTTTGCCTGCTTTACAGACAAGGTTGTCTCAACTAATTTATTTATATTTGATATTAGAGGTTCAAGATAGATATGAAGAATATAATAATGAGACATTAATAACCGATGGGGGGATGTTAAATTCGTGCTATGAATCATATCTTATAGATCAATACTTTTTATTTATGACTGCACGTCATCCCAATCTAATATATGATTGTGATGATTAAGGAGATATAATGCCGATTAAGATTAAGGGTTTTGATGAGCTATTTAAATTCATGGGTGGCGCAGGTTATTATGAGAAGCTATATGGCGCTAACGCTGGTGAGATTAAATGGTTTAAGAAACAACCTGAAAATCAAAGCGAATGGAAATTTGTCAGCAGCGGTACAGATATTACTGATGCAGTAGAAGCTATCGCTAGATCAGAAAAGACATCCGCAGAAAACCTTTTTTCTACTGTTGTTGATACTCCGGCATATAATACCCAAGATTATCAAAGAGTTAGAAGCTTTCTTAGAGATTGGTATGCTTCTCAACGAACGCTAGTAACCTATCAGGCAAATATCTCCGATGTCTATCAAATGCCAAATGATCAACTTGACGATCTATTCCAAAGTTTTGGTTATGGCTTATCAACTAGTTTAAGAGATCCTGTAACAAACAATGCCCCATTAAACAAAGTTAATTTTTTCCTCGACCTTGTTAATCTGTATAAAATTAAGGGTACCCCTCAAGCACTGTTAAGTGTCCTACAATATTATGGACTTAACGATATTGATATTTATACAATGAGTTTACAATTTGAAGACAGACTTTCTAAAGACATGACAGATCTTATATTCAAAGGAAAAGTAATTGCAGGAACAACTGGGGATACAACTCCAATTTATTTACCATTTGAATTTTTGACACAAGCTGATCCCCATTGGATGCAAAGCGAATCTAAAATTAGACAACTCTTTACTCAAACTAATATAAACTTCCCATCTCAAACTCCATACTTTGCTGTTAAACCTCTCTTTGATGAAGAGGCTACTGATGCAGCAACTGGTATATTAACAAGATTAATACAAGATCAACATGCTGTTTGGGAAACAGCGGGATTTCCTCCAGAAGATACTACTCCAGTTTTACCGCAAGATGCAGTCGTTACAATAACGGGTGATTTGTGCTCAGCACTAACTTTATATTTATCATGTATTTATATATTTAATAGGAATTACAATGTTGGGTCTTCTGCTAGTAGATTTATTTGTTACGATGGAACATCAACTGATTCTACTATAATTTTAAATGAATTTAGAACTATAACTGGAATGGCAACAAGTCGAGCAGATTGGTTAGCTCGTTGGTATGCATATCTAGATCAATTTTCACGAGCAATAGGTGAGAACTTTTTACAAGATCATGATGATGCTGAAACAGTACTTGCTATACTTAATCCAACAGTTAAAGCAAATATAGATAGTCTTGTTGAGAGTAATAGTGTTATTTTAGGAACGTTGCTCAACGATCTTGGAGAGTGGATCCGAAATAATATTAGTTATGGTTTTGTCAATATGAGTTATATTCTTTTTGGAATTGACTCATTGTTTGCACAATTAAGCAACGTTATCAACTTCTTTAAACCATATCGAGCAAGATTGATTCCGTTAGAGTCAATTCAATTTTCAAATAGATTATTCAACTCTATTGTTATAGAAGATTCAATCTCATTTGATGTAGATTTTAACTTCCATGATTTTATTACTGGAGATTCTGAACCATGTTGTACAGGAGATGCTACAACGTGTATTGATACAATAGCATCTGACCCTATATATTCAAGAGAGTATTTTGACTGTGGATCTAGTTTTGATATTGGAGCTGTAGTTGATGAAGTATTGATTGAACAGGAAGAAATTATTGCAGATCATTTTAGATGCCCTGCTGTGGATACAACTGGATTTGTTGTATCTGAAATTACAAGTTTAACATATGGTAACTCGCAACAGATATGTGATGGTACAAATATAGTTTCTATATCAGTTCCTGGTCTTACTTCTTCTAATTACTCAATTGCATTGTCTTTGAGAAATGAAAATGTCAGCAGTTCAATTTATAATTATATTGTTCAAAATAAAACTGCAAGCGGATTTCAAGTTCTATTATCTTCTCCAACTGACTCTGCAAATTATTATATAGAATGGGATGTAACTTATGATTCAACCAATGCCGGTGTTACAAATTTAATTGCTGCAGGTAGTACAGAGGTAACTATTACCTTGCCATCTGGATTTGTTTGTCCGGCTGCTGATTATTCAGTTGCAGTAGCCTTAGTAAATAATTTAGATGTAACTCCTTCAATTTATGCATATGATATTATTGATAAAACAGCAACTAGTTTTAAAGTTAGATTTTCAGGTCCTTTAGATTCACCTAATTATTTTATAGATTGGAATGTATGTTCAAGTGGTACTACTGGATATTATAATATACCCAATGGAGTTTCACAGGTAACAATACCAGTAACAGGATTAACTGGAAATTCATATCCTCTTATTGCTAATATTGTATCAGAAGATTCGACTTCTTCATCTGTATATGCGACTATAATTAGAAGTAAAGAGGTCAATCAATTTACACTTGAGTTATCTGGCCCAACCGATTCAGGTAACTATTATGTTTCATGGATGAGTCCTCCATTTTCCATTGAGAACACAACTGAGATGACATATTATCAGTCAGGTGGTTTTAGAGATTTTGATGAAGAAGGCGTCTTTGATTGTACTCACGGATTTGATCTTTGCTTTATTGAGATTGAGCAGATAACCTCATTGAGCGGATTTTTACAACAAGAAAATGAGGGGTATTTGACTCAAGAAAACGGTGGTCGTCTCATCCTATATGATTATGACATTAGTCCTTGCCAATAGTTTCTATCTTCCCAATGTAGTTGATTTCTTTATTATTTCCCGGTAGTTAACTTTCCTTTCTAGAACATAATATAAATCAATATATGTATAAGTAATTAAATGGAGGTATTTAAAATATGTCAAAGTTCAAGGAAGAAATCATACGATTAGGCAAAAATTCTCTTTTGAATAATAGGAGAATAGCTAGAGTTGTGGGTTGTTCTGAGAAGACAGTAAGCAAGTATGCTGGATCTTTTGCCGATAGATGTAAATTCAAAACAACTGAAACTGATAATATGTTTGAAATACAAAAAACTGTTTTGTTGCCTGATATTCATTATCCGCACGTTGATGAGCGAGTTCTTGAATCTGTAAATGAATTTATTTTTACTTATGAACCGCATGAGATAGTTTATATGGGAGATCAGTTGTCTTTAGATTGTATATCGAGTTGGAATAAAAGAAAACCTCTATTAAAAGAAGGTCAGAGATTAATAAAAGACTATGAAAATTTCGATAAGGATGTTTTACAAGTTCATGAAAATATAACTTCATCAGATACTAGAAGAACATTTATAATTGGAAATCATGAAGAAAGAGTAAATTGGTATATTGAAGAACATCCTGAGTTAGAAAATTTAATTGATATAGATCGAAATTTAAATCTTACAAAACGAGGTTATAGGATTATACCTTTTAATGGTATATATAAAATCGGTAAGCTAAGTGTTATTCATGGATATTACTGGAATAAATATCATGCAGCAAAAACGTTGGATGCATTTGAAGGAAATGTAGTTTATGCACATGTTCATAATCCTCAAATGTATGCTAAAGTTTCTCCAGTGGATCGTAAGGGATATCATATGGCTACATCATTACCTTGTTTATGTAATATCAAACCAGATTATAAAAAGAATGTTCCAAACTTTTGGATTAATGGATTTGGCGTGGTGGAACATCTTCCAGCAACTGGGTTTTTCAATCTTTATCCTATTACTATTATTGAAGGTTCATTTATGTTTAATGGAAATTATTACGGTAAGGAATTATAAGCAAAAAAAAGAAAGTGGGGAGGTCATCATTACCAGGATAGGCGCCCAAGATGACCTCTCAGGAAATCCCCACTGGCGTATGTCCCCACTTTCTCCAACTACCCGAATTAGAATCTAATACGGATTTGTTGTCCTGTATCAGGATTTGCAATTATTACAATATCCTTGTCGAAGTATAAAACACATTTTTTATTTAAAAGTTTGTATGCGAGAGTTGGATGTACAGTCTCTCGAATTTGACCCGTTGGAAATGGAACTAACTGATCAACGGTAAACCCCCCTCCTTCCCATTTAACTTCGTTAAATCCCTCAAAATCAACAACCGTGTTTTGTGGAACTTGATTAATACGACCGATTCGTCCACAAAGTTTACATACTCCCTTTGGTTTCTTTTGTTCAACTGCATATTCATGTTTTTCAGCGCATGAATCACAGTATTCAATAAGTTGATGCAAACCGATGTTATCCATAAGACTCCTTTATTCTATAGGTATTTTGAGATTAATATATGTAAGCGCCCCCGATCCAATAGTATAAGCAATGCCTTCAGCAGTCCCATGGTCTAGTTGTTTAATATCGCTGGTATTGTCATTACCATGACCAATGGTAACATAAGTAGCCATTTCCAATGTGGCGAAACTGTTAAAACCAACTGCAAAATCTGAATGTCTTGTTTTAGGAATAGCTGTCAATAATCCACCAACAGCTATTTGAGCAACGAAACCTGCGCGGTGAAACATTTGCTGTTCACCATGAGTCCTGTTATGATAATCATCCATATGAATAGTGTTAATATTCCAGCTACCACCGCCGTTCATTTTGGCATATAGTAGATGACCTGCTTCATGAACAACTAACGAACTAGCAGCACCAACAAGAATCATCTTCCAATCACGTCCTTTAAAATGATTTGGATTAATTCCCATAAAGTTATACTCCCAATCACCAGCGGACGCTATAGTTGTACATAATAATATTACTATGGTTAATGTGATTTTCTTTAACATAACTGCTCCTTTAACATAATAAAGTTGTCGGCGGCAATGTTTCACCATCGCGTTCATTACTCTGATTTCAGCTGCCTTTCGGGATCTACCGAACTTAACTGTAGGACCGACTATTTGTTTAACCTAATGCGAGTGTAATCAAACTGGGTGTTATACCAAGCATTTTTGCTTTCCATTTAAGTAAATCTTCGCCACATGTATTACAGTGGTAACCCATTCCAGGTATGAGAGATAACTTACATACTCCAGAATTTATTACAGAATTACAATTCCAACAATGATTAACGTATGGAGTAGAATATAAAAATCCTCGGGTATCTTCCTCTGGAATACCACAACCACATTCTGAATTTTGTATGTCAAATCCGCATAGGTTACACTTTGGTAAATCAGGAACTGGAACTAATGGAAATAATATATTACTCATAAATGAATTCCCCCTTCCTTCTTTTAACATTAATAAAAAATAAATAGTTTAATTCTTTCACTTATTAATATATATAGATAGAACATACATAATGAAACCCTACATGGTATCTAATGGGCTTTAAACAAATACTGAGGTCTTAGCCCATGACCTGTAAAAGGAGATAAGACCATGACGTATCAAGATCATTTCGTAGTAGAAATAAAATCAAAAGGAAAAATTTTAAGAGTCAAAAATGACTCGGTTTACCTACCATTTGGAAGTGAATATTCTATACTTCTAAAAAATCTCAACTCAAGAAAAGCATCAGTTAAAATCAGCATTGATGGTCAAGACGTTCTTGATTATAGTTCGTTGATTCTCGAACCAAACACTAGTACAGAACTTGAAGGATTTTTAAGTGGAACTGTTTCTAGAAGCAAGTTCAAGTTTATTCAAAAAACAAAAGAAATTCAAGATCATAGGGGTGATAAACTTGGAGATGGTCTGGTTAGAGTTGAGTTTGCATTTGAAAAAGCAAAACCAGAAACTAGACAAATCATAACTGAGAGACATGAACATCATTATCATAATTATGATTATTACCATTGGTGGCCTCGATGGACTTCATTAAGATCTTATACTTATAGTGGAGATCCTATAATTGGTTCATCAGGAAATTCTTTAAAAGGTCAGTCAGCCGAGACAACATATACTTCATCAATGAATGTAGAAGCAAGTAATAATAATATGGGTGACGGCGAAGTTCGTGCATGTTTTAGTAATGTTGTAATGGACTCTCTTGGTGTTGAATCTTTGGGTCAACCATTAGATGATGAAGGGATAACAGTTAAAGGATCTGACTGTAATCAGGAATTTAGATATGGTTCTGTTGGAGAACTTGAAGAATCTAAGGTTATTGTTATTAGTCTAAAAGGTTTTGCTCAGTCTGGTAATAAGGTTGATACACCTATTACGACTAAAACAAAACTTGTATGCTCTTCATGTGGAAAAACATCTACCTCATCTTTTGCATTTTGTCCTGGATGTGGTACACGTTTAGAATAAAATAAGAACAAAAATATGTAGGGTAGCGAGGGGTGTGAGTTTGAATGTGAATAAATATAGCTTCATATTCGTCACACCCCTCATTTTTACGTTGCTGAACCATATAGTAAATCAGAACAAAATACAAAGATTGCCGTCATAACCAGAGGATGATAATAATATGGAAAAGAAAGTAAAGACAACTGAGTTTAAAATTGTAGATGATTATGGTAAAGTTCTCGGTGATTCTGTTAATAGTCGAAGCCAGAAGAGAAACAGTCCAGAGGGTTATGTAGAAATTTATGAAGTCCAACCTGATGGTACAAAAAAACTTGTAGGACGCCATAATTTAATACTTTATCAAGGACGAGAGTGGTTAGCTCAACGTATAGTAAATCGAGATAATTCATTTGTTACTTCAACTAAGGATGAGTTTTTAACATGGTTTGGATTAGGAACTGGAGGAGTTATTTTAGGAGATCCATTAAATCCACAACCTCCAATATTGACAGATACTGAGTTAGCAGATCTAGCAATGATTAATACTACAGACTCATCAGCTGCTGACTATCATGTTGTTGGAGGAATTTATCCTGAAACTGGTTTTTATAAAATACCATTTGATTCAATTGATTTTGAACAAGATTCTTTAAATGATGATAAATGGTTAGTACTAAAAATTACTACAACTGTCGGAATAGACGATGCAAATAACAAGCAACTAAGTGAAGCAGGATTGTATACTGCTGAATCTGCCGTTGGTGGGTATAGCGGTAATTTTACTTTATTTGCTAGAGTTACTTACCCATCAATTGTTAAGTCTCCTGATCGAAGACTTATCTACACTTGGTTCTTGTATGTATAATAGTTTATGTTAAAAAAGGATTATAAAAAATAGATTAGGTATTTTTAGAAAGCGTATCTTTAGAGAAAATAGAGAAGTTACTAAGTCAATGTTGCAAAGAGTTTTTTTAAAATAGAGAAGAGCAAAATTATAGAGTATATTAAAAATTTATAGGAGGATACGCTAATGGCAAATGTTTCGCCAGGAGTCTTCACCAAGATCATAGACCTTTCACAGTTTATTCAAGCTGTGCCTTCAACGATAGGTTTTATTTCTGCTATCACCGAAAAGGGTGAAGATAACGTTTTAAGATTTATCGGCTCCAGAGCAGACTTTATTTCAGAGTTTGGAGAGCCAAATATTACAACATACGGAAAAAATTACGGTCAGGGACCATATTGTGCATATAATTATTTGGGAGAAGCAGGATCTCTATATTTCATGAGAGTTCTTTCTGATAATGCTACATATGCAAACATGAGAGTTGATGCTGTTTTGGCTGCTGGAGATAATACAGCTTCAATGGCAATAACTTATGTTGATGGAATTAATACTGAAGATGAATTTGGAACTAATTTACAACAATCGGTTGATAACTATCCGATTTGTTTCTTACGACCAATCGGAAGGGGTCAGTGGTATAATGTAATTGGTGTTAGATTAACAGAAGTTTCAAATCCAACGCTTTGGGATACATATGTTCTAGACGTGTATGAGAAACAAACAGATGGCGAAGATGTAATTATCGAGTCATTTGAAGTTTCATTTGATCCAAGAGCAAGGGATAATGCTGGGAGTTCTATTTGGATTGTAGATATTCTTAATCTTTATTCTACAATTTTAAGAGCAGAGATGTACATTGATGAAGATCTAGGAACATTCTCAGCAGGATATGAAGTTAATATCCGTGTGTTTGATAAAGACATAGGTACTACTTCAGTTACATTAGCAAGCGGTTCAGCAGATCTGACAGATATTAAACAAGATTTCTCAGATTGGGGAACTAACGATTATGTTGCTATTGTAAAAGATGCTAAAGGTAATGAGATTTGGGGTTGGTTGGGTGCATCGGGGGGTCTTGATAATGAGACAGTTACTGTTTTTGCAGATAGAGCTCTGACAATTCAACAATGGAATGGATCAGTTTCTAGTTTTGATGCCAACTCTGCTATTGAATATCGTATTAAACAATCATATGGATCAGTTGCTCAAACATTTACATCATCTGAACCAGTACCTTTGAGAAAAGGTAGTGATGGAGATCTATTACAAGCTGATGGTTCTCTTGATACTGCAGAAGCTACAACATTGTTAAATCAAGCTTATAGTGGAATCATTGATGATACTGTGCTTGATACTGAAAACACTTACTTCTCAATGGTATTTGATTGTGGTTATCCATCAGAGGTTAAAACTGCGATCAGCACATTATGTCAAACAAGACGTGACTGTGTTGGTATTATAGATAACGGTGATAATGCAACTGTTACTGCATCATTAGCTGCAAGAAATACTACACATGTATTTAACAATTATTTCGTTTCTTTATATGAATCATATAATAAAGTATTTGACTCATTTACAGGACAGGATGTATGGTTCTCACCTGTCTATCATATGTCTTACATATTACCACGAAATGATAGTGTAGCTGAAATTTGGTTCGCAGCCGCTGGTTTCCAAAGAGCTTCAATTGATACAATTAAAGAGTTGAGATTTAATCCACGTCTTGGTGAAAGAGATCAACTCTATCTGAAACAATTAAATCCAATTGTGAAGTTTAATCCAGGATATGTTGTTTGGGGTCAGTTAACATCTCAAGCAAAAGCAAGTGCTCTTCAAGATCTAAATATTGTACGAATGGTATTATATATCAAGAGAGCATTTGAAGATTTCTGCCGTTACTTCATTTTTGAACAAAATGATCAAATTACATGGTCGCTTGTTGCATCTCAACTTGTTGAGTTCCTTGAGACCATTAGGAAGAAACGTGGTCTGTATGACTACTCAGTAGAAGTTGGTGCAACTGATTATGAAAGACGTACGAAGAAATTCCACGTCAACGTAACACTTGATCCAACTAGAGTTGTTGAACAGATTGAATTAAACTTCTTCATTCAATAATCTGTAGAAAAAAAGAGTCTCTTGGGGTTTAATCCTGAGAGACTCTTTTACGTCATTAATCTAAAATAGGTACCTTCTCAATACTTGCATCAAGTTCATCTTGATATGTTTGAAGCCTCTGAGAAATTTCAATACTTTCCGCAATAATTTTATCTCCCATTAAAGGAAAAATGTTGATGATTACAACATTAAAACTGGCTAGTCTCCCACGACTATCTACTGGACGATTGTTTAGATAGTTCTTATATTCTTGATAACTTTTTCTTATGGGATTGTTAATTGATTTTACAATAAGTCCCAATTCTTCAATGATTGATAATAGATACAAACATACTTCAGATTTCATAAGATTATTATTTAATATTGCAAGGACAGGAGAATGTTTAATCGCTTCTGCCATCATCTTAACTTGTTCTAAATCAATTTCTTTATATCTTGGTATTCCTACTTGTTCTCGTAAACTAAGAAAACTAGAGATATCAAAATTTGGAGGAATAGCAACGAAGTCAAGAATAGTGATAGCATCTCTAGTTCTAGGAGAAGGATCATTATGTGATCTTCTACTTCGTTCTTGATTGAGCAGTTGCTTTTTCATTTTTTCTTCTTCTTTTTCCATATTTTTTAAAAGGTTATTCAGTTTTTTAGTGTTTGCTGATTCTAATATGTGGGAGTCCTCCCCAGTCGTTTTCGTGCTCCAATTCAGTAAAAATTCCACCATCTTCATCCGCATAGTTGAAGTAATAGACATATTGTCCTCCATAGGGTTCTAGGAACTCGATTGCTCCTGTGGCTGATCTTTTTCTGTTTTCATTTGCGTATGCGTCCCAAAATTGCCTTGACCATCTACGATCTAAAGCTATATCTCGAGATGTAATATTGTAGTTTTTGGCAAACTCATCTTGAAAAGTAGTATAATCCAGACTAAGTCCACCAACATTACCTTCTTCCATTTCGGTAGCCATTTTGCTAACTATTTTGCTTAAGAGAGCCGGATTATCTAAATCTATCTTTAATGCTGGCTGTTTTATAATATCATTAAATATAATTTTAGCATGACTTTCTTTTATAATATATTTTCTAACATCCTCTATAGTTTTGACTTTATCTGGCCAGATAACTATAAACGCAGAGGAGCTAGAGTTCGTTACAAAATCGGTCTTTATTATCAAGTTAATTCTCCTTTACAATTTCAATGGGCATTCACTTTCATTGACAAACAGTTGTTTTCTAAAGTCCATAAATGGTTTTGATACAGTCCAAATTCTATGTATATCTATAATTGTTTTAATTGGTTTGCCAAACAATTCTTCATTTGCAAAACTGCATGGCATTAGATTCATAGATGGACTTATATAAGCAGACATTCTAGATGCTTCACATGTCTGAACAGTTAATTTCTGTGCCTTAGTTAATTTTGTATGTTTAGTAATATGATTAGCAAGACAACTATCTATACCAATCTTAAATTTGGCTTTACTTTTAAACACTTTTTTTGACATTATTTTGAATTGGTTAACAGTTGGGACTAATTCGGTTAATTCTTTTCCAGCGCCCTGTGGTTTAAATAATAAAAATATCACGGCATTGAGTTTATTAATATCTATTAGAGGACCCCAAATATAATGATGTCCATCTAAGAGGCTAATACAATTGTTAAATGTTTTAGATGAAAAGATGTAATGAATATTTGTTTTTAATCCCGCACTCATTAATCTTCTTACTGCATCATATGTATAAGGTTGTTGATATTCGCTTACAGCAACTGCACCACACATTTTTGATATTTCAATTTGTTCATCTGTTATATCTATTCCACTGGTTGTATAATTAGGAACAACATTTTTGTGTCTACAGTATTCAAGTATTTCTTTAAAATTGGGATGATGGTTTGGATCCCCACGCCCACCTAATGCAACTTGATTTGTATGATAAGCAACTTCATCTATAATTCGTTTGAAATCATCCAGTTTCATATTAGGTCTATTAACATGACCTTGATAACAGAACTTACACTTATTCTTACAAGTTCCCATAATTCCGATATCTAAAAGAGATGGAAGTATTAAACTAAACGGATCTTCACTATCATTCATCCCTTTTAATATTTCAACTCCAGTTTTTGTATCAAAAAAAAGTTCGTATCTGCCATTTTCAAAATATCTAAATCTTTTATTTGTCATTTTTCTCCTTTCTAAAAATAGATTATAAGTTTTATCAGATATTAATATATATAGATTTATATTCTTACTTTAACAACGATACGTTCACAACTTTAGAACAAAATATAAATTGATAGTGTAGGGTTAAAATGAAGGATATAAATAAAATACTAGAGAAAAAAGTTCAAGATGAAGAGTCCGTCGGAGGATTTGCAGTTGACTCATTTCCAGAAACCAAGAAGAAAAGGAAACGACAAATTATAAGAACAATCTACCCTGAATCGGCTAATGAAAAAATGCCAAGAAGGGCGATGATTGATCTTGATGGAACTATACACAAGTATTCAAGGGGATTTGGAGATGGAAGTATATATGACGATGCTTTCGATGGAGCAAAAGAAGTTATTAATTGGTTAAGAAGACAAGGATTTGAAGTTGTGATTTTTACAGCAAGAGCTTCAAAAGCGAACGCAGAAGAACATGGGGCAGATCATCAAGATCAAATGAACAAAATTAAACAATGGTTAACTGATAAAGATATTTATTTTGATAAAATTACTGGTGAAAAATTGGCAGCTGAATTTTATATTGATGATAGAGCTATTCATATAGAAGATGGAGACTGGAATACAGTCTTAAATGTTATCAAGAAACGTATTAAATACAAAGATTAATATGCCTCTCAAATGAAACTCTAAATATAGAACAAATTAAAAAGGACTATCGTTCTTAGGAGGAACAAAAAAATGACTATGAAATATAGTTTTGCTGAACTTGGTCAAAATATTCTAACAAGAAAATTCGGTGGCACGACTGTTGGCGTTGCTGATCCTTATGTCACTGGTTATCACTTTGTGTGGTTTGACAAGATTCCACCTGGTTTAGCTGGATATATTGCAAATAATGGAATCAGTGGTATCTCTGCAACTGGAGAAATTCAAACGGTGCTAGCAGCATCATGTTTATCTGTAACACCTCCAGGAGGTACGTTAAATAAGATTGAATTTACTGGTTTGGGTGGAATAAAATGGGCAGTACCAGGTAACATTGATTATGGAAATACAGTTTCTGTAAAATTTCTAGAATTCAATAAAACACCAATTCTTGATATTATGCATAATTGGGTCAAGATGATTCGAGATTACAGAACTGGTGTTTCGGATTTAATAGATGGAGCAGGAGGTGAAGGATATACTAAAAAGTCTTATGCTGGTTTGATGTATTACTGGACTACAGCACCTGATGCTCAGACAGTAGAATATTATGCTGCATATGATGGCATATTCCCAGCCAAAGATCCACAAGATTTATTTACTAGTGATGTTGAGACAGTTGGTCGACTGGATATTGAAATTGAATTTAATGTTGACTATACTTGGCATGAACCATGGGTGCTTACTAAATGTCAGGCATTCGCAAATGATTTTGCAAAGATTAAAGATACAGTTAAAAATTACGGATCAAGACAATCATCCGGATAAAATAAATACAAAAGATTAATTCCGAAAAGGAGGATGGAAATGAGTACTAATAGAGGACTAAAACTTATTGCTGCGGCAATTGTTGCTGAATCTAAGTTAACTAAAGGTGCTAGATTACAGTTACTAAAATTTCTTCAATATGAAGCTACGGATATTCAAGTTAAAGCTATGTTGTTAGATGGAAAAATATTACATAAGATTGATGGACAAACTGCATCGGTTATAGAAGACAGATTTGCCGCACGTGAAGGTATAATTAGAAATGCTTTCTTAAATTCTGTTGGTTTAAATGAAGACTTTTTTAAAGAGTTTAATTGGAATAAAGCTATCAAAGAGGATGTTCAAAGATTTTCTGAAGTTAGTGATCAAGTAAATCTTGACGAAGAGTTTACAGATAGAGAAAAGACATTCTTATTTGGAGGAATTCAAAGATTGTTTGGGCAATGTGCTGCAAAGTGTGGGCGCATAACTATATTCTCGAAAGCCAATGCGTGTAAAGATAAC